TACGACTCGGGCTGGGTGGACCTCACGCTGGCCTCGGGGTGGATCCCCAGCGCGGCTGCGGGCCAAGCCCCCACGGTGCAGTGCCGACGGGTGAACAACGTGGTGCGCTTCCGAGGCAGGGCCTCAGGCACGCTGAACGTGGGCACTACCACACAGATCGCCACCATTCCCGCGGGCTACCGCCCGATCATCGACTCCAACATGGTGGCCATCGGTACCACGGGTGGGTTCACCGGCTGGGCCAACGCCACCTCCACTGGTGTGCTCAGCGTCCACTTCAAGAGCCCGTACGCTAGCGGCGCGACCGTGCTGGAGTTCACGGGCATGTCCTACCTCGTCAACTAGGGAGCACACTCATGCACATCGAGGCCAACGCCGTGATCGAGGCGTACCAGGAGCGGGTCAAGCATCTCACCCACGAGCTCATGCTGGCCCAGGCGTACATCGCGGCCCAGAGCGCCGAGCTGCACAAGACCCAGGACGCCTTCAGCGAGTACCAGGCGCAGCACGAGCCCAAGGAGGGTAAGGAGGGTGAAGCCACCACGTGGACGCGCAACGGCCTGCCTGTGAGTGTGGAGGACCAGACGCGCTTCGCAGAGGATCGTGAGGACATCACGCTGTGAGGACCTACACGCTCACCCCTGAGCAGGCGCGGCAGATGCCCCCGCTGGACAAGGAGCGCCTGTTCGACTGGGTACGCACCTTCGGGGTCGATCCCGAGGACGTCACCGGAGTACGCCTGGTGCCCACCAAGCGCGAGGTCGTGTTCTCCGTGATGGTGCGTGACGACAAGCGACGGCCGCTGTCCAGCCCGTACGACCCCAATCAGCCGTGGGTGGAGAACGAGACCCACCCGCTCAAGGACAGGCCCCCGCTCCTGGACTACTACAGCATCGAGGTGCACCCGTGAACTTCTACTGGGTCGTGGACTACACCCGCGGCGACATCCAAGGCCCGTTCCTCACGGTGGAGCAGGCCAGTGTGACGCGGGGCTACCAGCTCCAGGCACTGCCCGGCAACGACGTGCGTGTGGTGCGCCAGGAGATGATCTGGCTGAGCGACGAGCAGATCCCCGAGCCCGTGTACCCCGAAGCCCCCGAAGACGTCACCGAGCCCGAGGAGCAGCCATGACGGCGTTCAGCTACTACGTGGTCGTCAACCACAGCCTGAAGATCATCTACGAGCCGCACTACGAGCTCATGGGAGCAGAGCAGTTCAAGGCTGACCTGCTCACGGCCCGCCCTGGTGACCAGGTGGACATCGTGGAGGTGCAGGGCACGGTTGTGCCCTAGACTGGTCAAGTCGCGAGACTTGCTCGGTCAGCGACGTCCCAAGAGAGCCCCTGTCACACCTTCCCCCGGAGAGGCAGGGGCTCTCTTGTGTCCATATTGTTGCGTAGACGCGCCGATTCGCCCGAGAGAAGTCGCACCATTACTGCTGAGTATGTGCTAGGGTCGTGTACACGTTCGAGGGGAAGGGAACACCATGACCGACGAGTACAGGCCCATCGCGCTCAAGCTCAGCGAGCACGAGTCCAAGGCGGCCAAGAAGATCCTCACGGCGCTCATGAGCGAGTTCGGTGAGGAGCAGGGCGCGTTCATCGACACCAAGGACTGGAGCGCGGCTGAGCACGGCGAGGTGCGCGTCGAGGGCACTGTGGACGGAGAGGTCTTCGAGGTGACGCTGCGCATCGTGGGCATGTCCCTGGAGCCGCTCGTGCACGACGACTTCGACGAGCCGGAGGAGGTCTGATGTACCCGTGGACGCGCGTAGATGATGCGGTGGAAGAGGCAGTTCGTCTCGGAGGCGCTGAGGGCACGGTTCACGCTCTCATCGGAATCGCCGGGGCGCTCAACCGGAACAACGAGCTGCTAGAGCGCATCGCGAACGCCCTGGAGACCAGCACCGACCTCGCCATCTCGCAGGACTACTGGCGGCGGGTCGAGCAGCAGGAGGAGGAGTGATGTGGATCTACGTCGGTGGCGCGGCCATCACCCTGGTCGTGGCCATCATCATCGCTGGGCTCAACGTCGAAGACCAGAACTGGGACTACACGCTCCTGGCCATCGCGGTCATCGCCGCAACGCTAGTCTGGCCACTGGCCTGGCTGCTGCTGGCCGTCGTCTGCGCCATCTACCTGGTCCGGGAGCACACCCGTGGATGAGGCCAAGCTTCTGACCTTCCTGGAGGCCCGCAAGGACATGGGCAACCCCGTGGTCTTCGCGGTCTACCAGGGGCTCATCGACCGCATCCAACGAGGGGACTTCAGATGAAGCCAGACGAGCTCACCCTGCTGCGCGAGGCGGCCAAGGAGTGCTACAGCACCCGCGACGACGGCATCGCGCAGTACCTGATGCAGGAGGTCCTGTACTTCCAGGACCGGCCCAGGTGGCGCTGGGAGAGCGAACGACTGAACAAGGCCGTGCGGACGGCCAAGACCGTACTGGAGGGAGTGAGCACATGAGCGAGGAGCCTGAGGTGATGGGGGAGACCTTCGATCCCCCACGCGCAGGGCGTCCCCCGCTGGTGAGCGCCCGTCCCATCATGCGCAAGGCCACGGCCTACGCCGAGGAGTTCCCCGGGCGCTGGCTGGCCTTCCGCACCTACTCCGCGGCCGAGTGCCGCTCCCTGCGTCGTCAGCTGCACGCCGAGGGCTTCGACGCGTCCATCGCTACCGAAGACGGCCACGCCGTCCTGTACGTGAGGCTCTGACATGGCAGACGACCGTGAGTGCGTGTGCAACATCGGTGCCCAGCCTTGTCCGGTGCACCCTGGTAACACCAAGACGCAGGAAGAGAAGATCGCCTTCCGCAAGGACTGGGACGAGAGGGTACGCAATGGCTGACATCCGAGAGCAGACCGGCCCCGACGGAGAGCGGGCCGTGGAGTACGCCGACACGTTCTTCGACAAGTCCATGGACGGCCCGGTCAACGTCTGGCAGCAGATGTTCGACTACGCGGCCCAGAACGGCTTCAAGGTGGACGTGGAGTCCATCCGCTTCGAGAAGGTCTACTCGCCCATGCTCGGCCAGGAGGACGAGCTCGTGGGCTTCAAGATGATCGGGAGGATGCGATGAGCGAGGCAGCACAGGCTCTGCGTGACGCAGCTGCCGAGTTCGATAAGTTCGCAGAGCGGCACTTCGAGTCCGCCAAGGGTCTCCGCTCGGCATCGCCTACGTACCAGCGTGGTGCTGCGTACGAGCAGGCGGCGATCTGGCTGCGTGAGCGCGCTGACAAGATCGAGAAGGGGGATGTCTGATGGCCGAGCCCCTGGAGCTGATCGTCGCCCTCGGCCTGCTGCTGGTCCTGACCTACCAGAACGCGCGCATCTCCAGCCTGGAGGATCAGGTCAAGTGCCTGGCCGGTGAGTGCGACCACGACGAGGAGTGGACGGAGGACCAGCTGTGAGCCTGGAACCGCTGGAGTGGATCGGGTACATCATCGCCGGGGTGGGCTTCACCCTCCTGGTGCTGGACAGCATCTTCCTGCGTCGTCGGATCAAGTACCAGTGCGAGGTCATCCGGGACCAGCGACACAAGCTGCTCATGTACCAGCTGGCAGAGCTTCGTGAGAAGAAGGAGGCTCAGGATGGCGCTGCACGGTGACGTCTCGATCAACGGCGACCAGATCCTGTACTGGTCCGCGCGGCGCATGACCCCCGAGATCTACGACACCAACGAGTACGAGGTCGAGGTCTTCGAGCACGCGACCGCGCAGACCACACGCTTCAAGCTCAAGCACAAGTACGACGACGGTGCGGCAGTACTGGCTTCGTCCGTGCTGCGACACTTCAACTACCGGAAGGCAGGTGTGGCATGACCGAGAAGAACGCGTTCCTCAAGTTCGTCCACAGGAACATCGAGGACTTCACGCCCCAGCAGATGGAGCTCGCCACGCGCATCCTCAGGGGCGACAAGGTGGAGCTGACTGACCCCAAGCCCGCTGAGAAGGCGGAGGACAAGCGCACCGAGGGGCAGAAGCACGTCCCCTTCCCCACGATCAACACCAGCTCCACCACCACCAACACGAACAAGACGTTCACGTTCAACATGCCCGGCATCGTGTTCAAGGACGTGGCCTGATGAGCACCAAGTGCCACATGATCGTGCAGAAGGCTGACGGGCGCTACGGCGCGGTCGAGGTCAGCCTCAACAGCGAGCGCTACGACGCCGACAAGGTGGAGGGCGACTACGCCTCGGTGCAGGAGACGATCCTCACCCACTCGTTCGGGCCGAACGGGTTCAAGATCCACAGCTCCATCGACGGCCATCGTTAGAATGTTCGATACCGAGAAGCCCCGTCAGGTGCCGCCCGCCCTGGTGGGGCTTCTCACGTACCAAGGAGGACGCATGACGCAGGACACGCCCGAGCCCATCGCGGAGTACACCCCCAGCATCGAGACCGTGATGCTGCGAGGCATGGTCGACCAGCTCACCCAGCAGGTCTCCGACCTCTCGCGCTACCTCATCGCCGCCGTGGACGCCGCAGGGGGCAACATCGAGCTCGCCACCCAGGTGATCGAGTCCCTGGACGCCAAGGACAGCATCGACGTCTCCATCGACCCCACGCGCAAGTGGATCAAGCTGAAGGTCGTCCGGCACGAGGGCTGACTGGCAGAGGTCTGGATGATGGAGCACAGAGAGGAGCACCATGCCTAACCCGAACTTCGGCTTCATGGGTAACGACCTGAGCCGGTATGACGAGGTGGCGATCCCCGACCTGGAGGTCCAGCCCAAGTCCTCTCCGCTCCAGGAGATGGGCGTCACGGGCCTCAAGCGCGCCGCGGGGATCGTCGACGAGGAGTTCCTCCCTGCGCTGCGCGGTCGCAAGGCCGTGAAGATCTTCCAGGAGATGTCGCTCAACGACCCCATCGTCGGAGCGCTGCTGTTCTCCATCACCCAGCTCCTGCGCAACGTGGACTGGCGGGTCGAGGGGACGGACAACACCCCCGAGGCGACCGAGGCCAAGGACTTCCTCGAACAGTGCATGGACGACATGTCCCACACCTGGGACGACATGATCGCGGACATCCTGACCTGCCTGGTCTACGGCTGGTCCTGGCACGAGATCGTCTACAAGAAGCGCGTCGGCCCCTGGGAGCGTGACCCGAAGAAGAAGTCGAAGTACAACGACGGGCGCATCGGCTGGCGCAAGATCGCCATCCGCTCCCAGGAGACGATGCTGCGCTGGATCTTCGACGAGGACGGCGGGATCAAGGGCCTGGTGCAGCTGGCCCCGCCGCAGTACCAGTCCACGGTCATCCCCATCGAGCGCTCGCTGCTGTTCCGCACCGACACCTCCAAGGGCAACCCAGAGGGTGTGTCGATCCTGCGTCGGGCCTACCGGCCCTGGTTCTTCAAGAAGCGCCTGGAGGAGTTCGAGGCCATCGGCGTCGAGCGCGACCTCGCTGGTATGCCGGTGGCGAAGATCCCCGCCTCCTACATGGACGCCCCTGCGGGCTCCAAGGAGCGCAAGGTCTTCGAGGCGTTCAAGAAGATGGTCTCCAACGTGCGTCGTGACGAGCACGAGGGCCTGGTGCTGCCCACGCAGTACGACCGCAACACCAAGCAGCCACTGTTCGACTTCGAGCTCCTGAGCGCCGGGGGCTCGCGCACGTTCGACACCAACGCCCTCATCCAGCGCTACGAGCAGCGCATCCTGATGACGGTGCTGGCCGACTTCATCCTGGTGGGCCACGAGGGTCAGGGCTCCTACGCCCTGCACGTGGACAAGACCGGCATCTTCCGCACCGCCCTGAACTCGTTCGCCTCGATGATCGCGGACGTGTTCAACCGGCACGCCATCCCCCGCCTGTTCGAGCTGAACGGGTGGAAGCTGGACGAGCTGCCCAAGATCGTGCCGAACAACGTCGACCCGCCGAACCTGACGGAGCTGACGTCCTTCATGACCGGCATGGCGGGCATGGGCATGGAGTGGTTCCCCGACGCCGAGCTGGAGGCGTTCCTGCGCGACATCGCGCACCTGCCTGCGCTGCCGGACGAGCTCATGGAGATCCGCCGCCAGATGTCCCAGCAGAGCGCCGTCATGGGCTACGCGGACCAGCAGATGCAGTTCCTGGGGATGCAGCAGAAGGCCGAGATGATCGGTCGGGGCTACACCCCGGAGCAGGCGATGATGGCCGCCGAGCAGCCCAACGACGAGATGGCCGAGCAGCAGATGAGCCAGCAGCTGCGTCAGCAGGAGGGGGAGGCTCAGATGCAGGCGCAGTACGACACCTCCGTCCAGCAGGCTGCCATCGAGTCCGGCCAGGCCGAGCAGAACGAGCAGCTGGCCCAGGCCGAGCACGCGCGGCAGATGGAGCTCATGGAGGCCCAGGAGAAGATCGCCGCTGCCGGGCTGGAGCGCGAGGCCGCCAAGCTCGACCTGGAGGACTACTACAAGGACCGCGAGGCCCAGCGTGGTGCGCAGAACGCGGCGGCCCAGGACAAGTCCAAGGACGCCGACGTCAAGCGTCAGCTCACCCTGCGTGAGCGCGAGGACAAGTCCAAGGACGCGGACGAGAAGCGCCAGATCCGCATCCAGCGCGCGAAGAGCAAGGTCGTACCCGACAAGAAGCCGCTGCCCACGAAGGGGAAGAAGAAGTGATCAGCGCATTCGGCGTCGACCACGGCGCGTCCGACCTCGTGGAGAAGGGGCTGGACATCGGTCGTCTGTCCACCTCCGCGAAGCTGGCTGTGTCGCGCAAGGCGCGTCAGAAGGCGGCTGATGCTTCAAAGGTTCCTGGTGGCTACTCGATGTGGAGCGACCCGGACAGGATCAAGCGTGCTGCGGTGCGTGATCTCAAGAGACCCTTCAGCACGAGCAACCGAGGACCGGAGCGTCGAGGGACGCTGAGTGGCGATCTGGATGGCGTGAAGGAGAAGCCGAGCGGATCACATCTGTACCGTGGCATCGCCGTGTCTCCGCGAGACGCCAAGAAGATGGCACGCCGCGCTTCGCGTGGCAAGCCCATCGGAGACGGCAGGCGGGGCAAGGGCGAGCTGAAGTCCTTCACTGACAGCATCAGTACGGCTGGGCGGTACGGAGCAGACGCGACCGATCCGTGGCGCAACACGCGCGTGACTCTGCGCGCAGCACCAGGCAGCGTCAGCGCCAAGCAGCACCCGAGAAAGGGCTACCTAGGCGAGTCGCTGGTGAAGGACGACCTGCGCGGTACGGGCAGGAAGCCTCGACGAACCAAGTCTGGTGGATACGTCATCGATGTGAAGGGAAACGGATAATGGTCGACAAGGTAGAGCAGTACGGCGAGCGCTCCCTCGCCATCAAGATCAACGAGGTGATCGACGTCCTCAACGGCCTGGAGGTGGGAGGCAGCGTCGCGTGGGGTGACATCACCGGCATCCCTGCCGCGCTCACCTCTGTCCAGGCCGCGGGTACGCCGTCCATCCGGGCCATCGGCACCACGGCCACCACGGCGGCGGCGGGCAACCACACCCACACCTTCACCGCGCTCACGGGCACGGTGTCGGGGATCACGGGTGCCAACCTCCAGGCCATGCTCCAGGACATCTCGACGCGCCTCGCTGCCGTCGAGGCAGTGTGAGGTGACCACGTGATCAGTGCGTTCGGTGTCGACCACGGGCGGGACGAGTTCGCCAAGTCCCTGATCGACGGGAAGTTCGTCCGCGCCGTGGACGTCGGCGCGAAGAAGCTTCGTGATGCCCGCACGGCCGCAGGGCACGACCCGTACAACTTCGTGGACGCACTGCTGCGCATGAAGGTCCCTGCGGACAAGGCGGCGGACGCTGCGTTCTCAGCGAGCAAGGACGGTCTGATGGGCGGGCGCTACCGGTCCACGGGGCTGGACGCAGAGCAGGCGAAGGTGCTTCAGAACAAGGCGATGGTCACCGAGCACCTGTCCCAGCTCGCCGGGCGTGACCTGTCGGGCAAGCCCAGCGAGGCCATCGAGTTCGTGGGCACCAAGTCGGGCAAGTACAAGAACGCACACCCGCTGCGCTACGGCAGTGCCAAGGGCGGGCGCACCTACGTGATCTCGGACAAGAGGGACGGCAAGACCGTCCAGCACGAGCTCCTGCACTCCGAGGGGCGCTCCTCGTGGCGGCTGGCCCAGATCCAGTCCGACCCGGTGAAGCTGGCTCGCGAGGAGGCCCGTGCGGACACGCTCTCGGGCACGCACTCCCAGATCCACCGCTCGCCACTGCTGCGCTCGCACACCCAGATGAACCGGGCCAACGGCGACAAGGCAGACAAGCTGCGCGTCAAGGCCATCCGCGAGAAGGGTAAGTCGGAACGCGCCTCCGGCCTGTTCGGGCAGACCTACCACGGGATGCGCGCGGGCGCGTTCGAGCAGGCAGCCAACACGGGCTCGGCGTTCAAGCGCACCCAGGACAAGATCGACGCCGACGGCCGCTACGGGGTCAAGGAGGGCTACGCCCGGTACAAGCGCCGCCGGAACATCCAGCGTGCCTCCCTGGCCGCAGGAGCGGGCACTGGTGGCGTCGTGGTGGCCGCGTACCAGACCAAGGACGGCCGCAAGGTCGCAGAGCACCGGAGGAAGTCTCGTGGCAACTGACCTTCCTGCACTGCTGTCCTACGGCCAGGTGGGCGGACGCTTCCTGCTCGCCGTGGCCGACTCTCCGGACGTCGGGCGTGAGCCGGACGGCAAGGCAGCGGTGGGCAAGGTGCGCTTCACCCCGGCTCCGTCGCACGTCATCGTGGCAGCGGCGTCCCCGGCCCCGGTGTTCGTCTCCCCCAAGCCCATCGAGTGCACCATCGACGACGAGGGCTACCTGATCGACGAGGAGGGCGAGCGCGACGTCTGGCTGCTCGCCGGGGACGACCCGGACGCGAACCCCTCGGGGTGGACGTACAAGGTCCGCTTCGAGATCCAGGGTGTGACGATCCCGGACTTCGACCTGCTGGTCGAGGGCGGGGTGCGTAAGGACCTCGCGCTGGTCACGCCCATCCCCTCCAACCCGGGCACCACGGTCGTGGTCACCGAGTCTTCGCGGATCGCAGCCGAGAACGCAGCGCAGGCCGCACTGGACGCCCTGGCGACAATGCAGTCGTACGCACCCGTGCTGTTCCTGGCGACAGGGGCACCGGTTCCTGAAGACGCCCCTGACCCCGTACTGATCGTCCGCTACTGAGGAGCACACCATGGCCTTCAACGCCACCGCTGCCAAGAACACCCTGGCCACCGCCTTCGGCACGGCCGCAACCCACGCTGCGCTGTACACCACGTCCGCGGGTGCCTCGCAGGGCACCGAGGTCAGCGGTGGCTCGCCCGCCTATGCCCGCAAGGCGATCACCTGGAGCGCGCCCAGCAACGGGGTCGTCACGGCCTCGGTGACCTTCGACGTCCCCGCGAGCACCACGGTCGTGGCCGCTGGCGTGCACACGGCCGCCTCGGGCACGGGCAACTACCTGGAGGGCGGCACGGTCACCTCCCAGGCGTTCGGCTCCCAGGGCACCTACACGCTGAACCTCACCTGCACCATCGCCTGATCGGAGCACCGTGGCGATCACGCTGCTGGCCTCGGGGACGGTTCCCTACCCGTCCACCGGGACCTCGACCTCGTTCGTCCTGCCGCTGACCGGCAAGGGCGTGCAGACCGGTGACGTGATCGTCTGCTTCATCACGACGAACTCGACGGTCAACGCCGAGCTCACGCTGCCCGCGAACACCACCTCGCTGGAGGCGATGAACGGCATCGGGGTCGGGGTGTCGTGCGGCGTGTACTGGTACCAAGCTCCCGCGTCCGTGCCGTCCTCGATCTCCTTCGGGTGGGGTGCGACCGCGCGGCGCGGTGATCTGGCCTGGGTGCACCTGCGTGGCTCGAACCTGATCAGCAACGGCTACGCCACGACGGCATGGGGCTCCTCGTCGGTCGAGACCCACCCCATCCCGCAGGTGAACGTCACGGCTGAGAACGTCATGCTGCTGACGGGCATGGCAGTGGGCTCTGGCTCCGAGAGCCCGACCGTGCCCTCCGGCTGGACCCGGGCCACTGACGCTCAGGAGCGCGAGGGTTCTATCGCCTACCGCACCCAGACATCGCCGGGGCAGTCCCCTTCGGGGCAGTGGACGACGAACTCGGGGTGGTACCAGACCAAGCGCTGGACGCTGGCCATCGCAGAGACTGGCTCGGTCATCGAGCCGCTGGAGGCGACGCTGGAGACGGAGACGTACTCCGGCTTCACCGGGGACGTGGCCGACGGGGCGGCGATCTTCCGCGACGCCACCACGCCCGCATCCTCCGTGGTCATCACGACCAACAAGGAGGTGGGCGGTGGCCTGTACGTCTACAACCTCCAGGGCGACATCCTGTCGTCTCGCCTGGACGGCGCAGCCAACTCTGTAGACATCCGTGACCTGACCGGGGTCAGTGGATGGGACAACCGTGTCCTGGTCATGACCAGCGACCGGGAAGACTTCCTGCTCCGGTTCTACTGGCTCAACCGAACCACCAAGGCGCTCACCCCTGCGGGTACGAGCTCTGCGTTCGGGTGGGAGCCGTACGGCACCTGCCTGTACGTGCACAGCGATGGGCAGGTGTACGCCTTCGTCACCCAGCGTGGTCCGGACGACACCTCGGCGCGCAACATGTACCAGTACCCCCTGACCCGCTCGGGGGAGTCGGTCACCATGGGCTCTGCGGCACGCACGGTCAGCCTGGCGTCCGTGGTGGAGGGGCTGGCTGCCGACGACGCCACCGGCTACCTGTTCGCCTCCCAGGAGGACGTGGGCCTGTACCGCTACAGCGCCTCGCCGTCCGGGGGCAGCACGCGCACAGCTGTGGACCTGGTGGGCAGCAACCTGGTGGCAGACATCGAGGACGTGGCCATCGCCCGGGACACCACGGGACGGGCGCTGCTGCTGGTCTCTTCCCAGGGCGACAGCTCCTACCACGTGTACGACGCGACGACCTTCGAGCACCTGTCCCGGTTCACCGTCGAGCTCCCGGGTGGCAGCCCGGTCACCAGCACCGACGGTCTGGACTGGCACCTGGGCAACCTCGGGCCGGACTTCCCCGACGGCCTCGTCGTGGTCCACAACGGCGGACGCACGCCGGTCTCCAACTTCGCCTTCGTGGACGCCGCCCTGGTCTACGAGCAGCCCGTGGCCGAGCACTACGAGGGCAGCCTGTCCATCACGGCGTCCGGGACGCTGGGACGCACCCAGACCGGGATGAGTGCCTCGCGCTCCCTGGGCATCACCGGGGGCGGCACTGTGGGCCGTGCACAGGCTGGCATGACCACTGGGGGCGCACTGGGCATCACAGCGGGCGGCACCGTAGCGCGCCAGCAGACGGCGATGACCACCGGAGGCGGGCTCTCCTTCACCGGAGGCGGCACGCAGACGACCTCGCCCACCCCGCACCTGGTGGGTGAGCTGGCCCGCGCTGCCACCGGAGAGCTGAACTTCGTGGCCGTGCCCAACCTCCAGGGCGCGCTGGACATCATCGGCACCGGCACGCTGTCCATGGGTGCGTCGGCCTTCACCGGGATGCTCACGGTGTCCGGCGACGGCACGCTCACCCTGTCCGGGCACATCGCGGTCGCCGGGGCGCTGTCCATGGGCGGGGAGGGCACGCTGTCCTTCACCGGGACGCCTGCGGTCTCTGGTGGCCTCAACATCACGGGCGTGGGCTCGCTGGGCGCTGCTGGCACCCCGGCGCTGTCCGGCGTGCTGTCCATGGGCGGCGCGGGCGTGCTGTCCCTGACCTCCCCGGTGGCAGGTGATGCCGCGGCCAAGGGCTACGTGGGCGACGTGGAGCGTGACATCAATGTCACGCTGCTGTTCAACGGCGTGGAGTACCCCGTGACGCTGACGGCCTACGTGGACGGTGAGGAGTACCCGCTGAACTTCGGGATCGTCCCGCCGCCCGAGGGCCTGGCCGCTCTGTGGACATTCGATGGCCCGAACCCCGAGGTGGACATGATCGCGGGGCGCTCGCTGGAGATCAGCTCCGCGACCTTCGCCCTGCTGGGCGGCAAGCAGGCGCTGACATCCTCGACCACGGGGCAGGCCACCGCGCCCAACGGCTTCCTCAACCTGAACGAGTTCAGTGTCGGGTTCTGGGTCTACACCCCGCAGGCGAACACCACACCGTCGGTGGCGTTCCTCGCCGGGACGACGCGCGTGGCCGAGGTGTACAGCGGCTGGCGCACGCTGGGCTCCACGACGTACTCACTCAGCCGCGTGATGGTGGAGACCGACACCGGCTCCTACAACCGGCTGTCGCAGGTGAGCACGGGCGGTGGCGTGATCCCCGCGCCGTACTGGCGGCACGTGGTGGGCGTCTACGACGGCACTGCGCTGACCCTGTACGTGGACGGGGCGCAGGTGAACACCGGTCCCAAGACGGGGACGGTCACCACGCCGGACAGCTTCCTCATCGAGCCGATGACCAACGCAGGCTTCCGCAAGGTCAGCATCTGGGACAAGGCGCTCACGGGTGCCGAGGTCGCAGCTATGTACGAGGAAGGGCCGTAGCATGCAGTTCCCGAACGAGATCCCCGCCAAGGTCAGCAACGTGGACGCTCAGCCCAAAGAGCAGTTCAAGAAGATGTCACCGGACTCTGCTGATCTCAACTCGCACGCCTGCCCTCCAGGCACCAAGCTGAGGAGGAAGAAGGGCAAGTCGGGCAAGAAGACCGAAGGGATGTAGCCATGACCCTGTAGACAGCGCCGAGAACATGGTGGTGACTCTCTAGGAGGACCCCATGGCCATCTACAGCGGCGCGGTCTACAAGCCCCTCAGCCGTAACCACGGCGGAGTGCGCCCTCGTACCACGTGCGCCATCCTGCACGTGGACGCTGGTGGCGCGAACTCGCTGTACGGCTGGTTCAACAACCCGGCCTCCTCGGCGTCCTCGCACTTCTACGTGAAGTACGACGGGACGGTCGAGCAGTACCTCGACACGAACCTCATCGCCTGGACCCAGCGTCAGGGCAACCTCTACGGCATCGGTATCGAGACCCAGGGCCTGGGCTCGGGTACGTGGACCGACGCGCAGATGGCGTCCCTGGCCGCGCTGCTCAAGTGGCTGAACAAGGTCCACGGGGTGCTGCTCACCGACATGGGCAACTCCAAGAAGAGCTCGCGCGGCGTGGGCTACCACCGCATGGGCTGCGACCCGTGGCGGCTCTCGGGCGGCGACACCTGGGGGCCGCGCGGCAAGGTCTGCCCCGGCGACAACCGTGTGGCGCAGTTCGACGCTGTGGTGCGTGCCGCGGGTGGCGCGTCCATCCCGGTGTCCAACCCGGTCAACCCCGGCAAGACCGTCGACCAGCTCAACGCGGGCTTCTCGCGCGCACACATCACCTGGGTGCAGCAGGAGCTCAAGAAGCTGGGCCTGTACAAGGGTGCCATCGACGGCGTTCGTGGCCCGCAGACCCAGGCAGCCATCAAGGCGTACCAGAAGTCCAAGGGGCTCGTGCAGGACGGCCTGCCGGGGCCGCTGACCACGAGCGCGCTGAAGAACGTCAAGCCGCTGAGCAACCAGCTCAAGCTCGACGGGAACTTCGGCCCGGCCTCGGTCAAGCGTCTCCAGGCTCGCCTGGGCACCAAGCAGGACGGGGTGATCTCCGGTCAGGGCAACGCGGACCGGAAGTACCACACCAACCTGTTCTCGGTGAACTACGGCTCGGGCGGCTCGGACGTCGTGCGTGCCCTCCAGCGCAAGCTCAAGGTCACCGCCGACGGCTACCTCGGCCCGAACACGATCAAGGCCCTCCAGCGCTACCTGGGCATCAAGCAGGACGGCTACTTCGGCCCCACCACCGCCAAGACGCTTCAGGCCCGCCTGAACGCGGGAACCTTCTGAGGAGAGGGACATGCTGTACAACGCACTGATCAGCGGCATCCGTACGGGTGTCGCCCTGGTCGTGGGCCTGGCAGTGACCTGGCTCGTGAACCAGGGTGTGACCCTGCCTGATGGCGCGGAGGCGCAGCTCAACGCGATCCTCTTCGTCGTCCTGTCGGCCGCGTACAACGCGCTCGTGAACTGGCTGACCGTGAAGGTCCACCCGGCGTTCGGGTACCTCCTGGGCGTCCCCAAGACCCCGGAGTACAACGCCGTGGCCGTCCAGGAGAAGGACGGACAGACCGTGGCCTCCGCGAACTCGCCGCTTCCCACTGGCGAGATCGTCGTCGTCCAGCCCGCTGAGCAGCACGACCCGGGCAAGGTCGACAACTTCGAGCCGCACCCCTACGAGATCGAGGAGTGACAGATGCCTCTGCTCGACTCTGAGCGGAACGCCATCGCGGACCACCAGGCGTCGCGCCTGGCGTACGTGTCGCTGCACACCGCCAACCCCGGCACCACGGGAGCCAACGAGGCGAGCGGTGGCAGCCCTGCGTACGCGCGCAAGGCGCTGAGCTTCAGCGCTGCCTCGGGTGGTACCGCAACGGCCGCCGAGGTGACGTTCGACGTTCCCGCGGGCACCTACACGCACTTCGGTGTGTGGACGGCTGCGACGGGCGGCACGTTCCGTGGTGGCAACCCGCTGTCCGCGTCCACGACGATCAACCCGCAGGGGCAGATCAAGGTCACGGTCTCCATCCCCGTCACCGCTGCGTAGGCCGCCATGCCGTACAACAACGGCAGCGGCAGCACTGCGGGGACAGCCATCACCACCGCTAACTCTGGCGGTGCCTCCGGCGACGCCTTCAACGCGGTGTCGTCGGTGGCACCGCTGTGGGCTACCAGCATGACCGGCCCCTACCCGGGGATCGGCCGTCCCATGCAGTTCAACGCATCGGACCAGGCACAGTACGTCCAGATCACCTCCGGCATCACCGGGCTGATCAAGACGATGTACCTGTCGTTCTACTTCAGGTACTCGGCGGTCACCTCCACCACGACCATCGCCAACCTGCGCTCGGGGTCGTCCGGTAGCCAGATGCTGCGCATCGCCCTGGACACTGCCCGTCACATCCGGCTCTTCGGCTACAACAACGCCTCGCTCTACACGGGCGTGGCGGGGTCTGAGCTGCCCACGGACCAGTGGCTGTTCTTCACCCTGGTGGCCGAGGCTGGTGGCTCGGTGCGGGTGAAGCTCCGAGTCACCACGATGTCCGGCACCATCGTGGAGGACATCTCCCTGACGGGTGTGGCGACGGCGCACTCCGGCACGGTCGACCCGACCTTCAACGCCATCCGGATCGGCACGGACGTCATCTCCGGCAGCTACAGCCAGTTCTTCGTCTACGAGCCCCGCGCGTACGAGACCAACGCCTACGGCGACTTCCTGACGATGCCGCCGCGGGTGAACGCCGAGCTGCGGCTGTTCGCCGTGTCGGACGGGGCTACCGACGACCCGCTGTCCGTAGTGCCAGCCTTCCTGCCCGGCGCGTGGACACCGAGCAGCCAGATGATCAGCCCCAGCAACCAGATCGTCCAGGGGGTGTGGGCCGAAGAGGACCTGTGGTTCCCGACCCTCACCACCGACGAGATGGTGATGGTCACGATCATCACGGGCGAGAACCTGTTCATCGACGAGTACGGCATCGCCAACGCCGTCTACGAGCGCTTCGACGAGACCGGCACCACTCCGCGCTCGGTGGGGCAGGCGTTCACCTCCTACGACGCCGCCACGAAGTCGGCCATCTTCGTCACGCCCATCTCCAAGGACGAGGGCGGGCAGATGGTCCGCCTCACCGGGTCCAGCGGCTACTCCTCAGGAGACGGTGAGGGCGTGCGCATGGCGGTGATGTACATCGTCAGCGTCAACCCCGGCAACGACCCGCTGCGCATCTACCTCTCGCACGGAACGAACACCACGGGCTTCGTCTCCCCGAACCAGCGCGAGAACATCAACGGGATGCCGTTCCCCGCAGACGCCGAGCGGATGCTGTACAACAACACGACGCTCATGATCACCAAGACCCCGGACACGGCAGTGGCGTTCTACTACGACGTGCTGCGCCCGTCGAACACGCTGTCCACGGGGGACACCCACAACACTGCTACCGAGCACTACAGCATCCAGACGAGTGCGAACCTGCACAGCTGGCTGCCCGGGGGCAACGAGTCCTGGTACTCCAGCCAACCGCGTGAGTCCTGGGTCATGTGGGAGTTCATGGTCCCGATCCAGGGCGTGCTGGAAGCTGACGTCGGCTACGTCGTCGGACTGGTCGCAGATGCGGTCACCGTGCTGGGGAGGCAGAACGCCGCGGTGACCGTGGGGCTCCAGGCTCAGGTGAAGCAGGAGTTCGCCGTCGTGGGCACCACGCCCGCTGCTGTGGGGCTGCTGGGCGCGTCCAGGCCGTCCGGGGCTGCCACGGCCTCCACGGGCGTCACCGTGGGCCTGGTGGGCACGGCCAGCGCCGTGTCGAGCCTGGGCATCATCGTGGGGCTCGTGGGCACCGTGCGGATCACCGGGGAGCTCCCGATCACCGTCCCTCTGCTCGGCAGCAACGGACCGGCTCAGGTGGATGCTGTCCTGGAAGTCGTGGTCGGTCTGCGGGGTCGACTGACTCCCCCACCGTTCGCTGACCCGCTCGAAGACGTCACGTTGACTCCTCTTGACTACGACGTGACCCTGACGCCGATCCAGGACTTCGAGGTGGTCTGATGGCCGACGAACTGGAGATCGAGGTCGAGATCCGCGGAATCACCGCGCCGCAACCGATCCCGACCCTTCCCGTCGTGCGTACACTCGAACCGATCATGGACGTGGCCACGCTGGAGCCTGTCCCCTACTGGCGCTAGGAGAACAGATGGCCGTGCTGAAGCAGAAGCATGGGGACACGCGTACCGTCGCGTGGCGGACGAACGTGAGCCTGCTCAACGCCACCGTGCGCCTGCTGGCTCGCAACAGCACCGGCGACCTGATCGAGAACGCGGACGACGTGGAGATCGCTGACTACCACGGCGGGATCGTCACGTGGAAGCTCGACGGGACGCTGCCGGTGGGGGTCTACGAGATCGAGCTGGAGATCGACCGGCAGGGCGAGATCATCACTGCGCCCACCGTCGGGGTGGAGTACCTGGAGATCCTTCCGGACCTGGGCTGAGGCGACAGCCACGAGATGATGAGTCCGGAGGTACACATGGACCAGCACTTCAACCGCGAGGCAGCAGCGCGGGCCTACGACGTCGTGATGAAGATGGACGACGCCACTGCTGAGATGTTCGTGCGCTGTGTCGCTCACGACCTCCTGGTGGAGGACCTGACGAACAACGCGCGCGTGGTGTCGTCGCTGAGCACCCGCATCCACAAGTCCATCGTGGACGACCTGGACCGGATGGTCTCCAAGTCCGCTGTCGACGAGCGCCTGGTGGTCGACGTCGTGAGCAAGGCGCTGGGCGATGACAAGTACAACCGCGACAAGAGTGGCCGGTTCGCCACCGTCGAGTCGCGCGTGCGCACCGACCGCACCAAGCGCAAGATGCCCAAGAGCCGTGAGCGTGCCCAGGGCATCCCCTCGGCCAAGGGCCTGGCGCGCGAGTCGCGCTCGTACAACCGCAAGGACAAGCTCTCCTCGACGGACCGCAGCGCCTACCAGCAGCAGTACCTCCAGCTGGCCGAGGCGATGGACGCCATGACGCGCCGGGACGGGTCGAACCTGCGCGCCATCCTGGAGAACAAGTCCACGGGCCGTCAGTCGGAGATCAAGGTCTCCTCGCTCGACCACATCACCGGGTGGAACCCCGCGACGCACAACCTCGTGGCCACGCGCTTCGACGAGCCGCGTGACGCCACTCGCACCGAGCGTGCGGCAGCGTCCTTCGACACGGTGTCCGCGCTGGGCTCCAAGGGGTCGGCGTTCGAGCAGCGCTGGAACGACGCGTCCAAGGACCCGGTGGGCACCAACGCGCGCACGTACCGCCGCATCGAGGCGGGCTCCAAGCTCGTGGCCGACGTGACCCCCGCGGGCTCCAAGGCCAACACCGCTGCGCGCTTCGGGGAGTTCGTGGGTCAGTACGGCCCGGAGGCGGAGAAGGTCGTCGGCCCGCAGATGCGCAAGACGGCCTACCGCTACCGGGGCACCGAGCGTGCACCGGACGCCGCTCTCCTGGACATGCGCAAGCAGTTCATCCGCCAGACCGAGGACATGCGCATCCGCGAAGGCGGGGTCAGCGAGGAAGAGCTGAACACCTTCCGGTCCGGGCGGTCGATCTCCAGCCCCGAGGTCAAGCAGATGCGCTCGGCCGACGCGGCGACGAGCTACCTGTTCAACCGGCTGCCGAACCTGCGCCTGAGCGAGATCCAGCGCAAGTCCGGGCGCATCCCTCCGTCCGAGGGCGTCATCATCGACCGCGACGGCAACATCGCCACGCAGGCCGTGGGCTTCGCGGACGACCACTACCTGCCGTTCAACCTCAAGAACCTCAAGGGGCTCCAGGGCGGTCAGTACGTGCGCACCCGCTCCAAGGGCGGACTCACGAGCGAGGACATCTACACCGGCCTGGTGAGCGGGGCTCGCCGGGTCACCGTGGTGTCCAACTCCGGGGTGTTCACCATCAACTTCGAGGACGACTTCCGTGGCGGGCGTCGGATGAACGACAAGGCCGCCTCGATGGTCGACCGCTACGAGAAGACCCTGGACGCGCTCAAGGGCGGGCAGATCGAGCGCCAGCCCCTGGACCCGGCGATCCGTGGCCAGCTCCTGGAGGAGACCGAGCGGGACTTCCCGCCGAGCGTGTACAGCCAGGCGGAGATCCGCGCGGAGTACGACCGGCGCGTGAAGGACTACAAGGAGAACCCCCAGCTGACCGGCACCGAGCTGGCCAACCTGGAGAGCGAGGCGCGTGACGCCGCGCAGGGCGACGAGCGCAAGTACCGCCAGTACCGTGCCGAGCTGATGGACGCTGCCCTGGAGGACAAGCGCTCGCGGTTCTACCAGCTCGACGGTGAGGGCTACGCCGCTGCGCTGGAGGCGCTCAAGGAGCAGTACCCCTACTACATCGCCTCGGTCTCCTTCGCCCACCGCGACGACGCCATGAACGCCGCAGGCGAGCGCGCCGACGAGGCTGCCAAGCCGGAGCTGCGTCGCCGCTTCAAGGGCGGCTCGGACCAGGGCTACGTCAAGCCGCGGTACAACCGCCCCGAGGAGGCGCTGGAGGGGTACTACGACTCGTCCATCACCGGCTCGGGCAAGATCGCCGCGTCCAACACCAACTTCCAGAACTGGGAGAATAACCCCACCCGTGGGCGCACCGCGGGCGGGCCACGTGAGACCGCGACGGAGACGGCCACGGCTACCCCGGCTGCTGCCCCGCGGGGGGATGCAGCAGCACGGGCAGCCGTGCGCCAGAAGGTGGCGCTGGAGGAGCAGCAGCGCGGTGCGCTCCAGGGTCTGGTGAGCCAGGCGTCGCGCGTGGAGTTCGCGGACGGCTCCTACCCGGCACTGTCCGAGGCGGCCAAGGACTTCGACGCTGCGTGGTCGGACCCGGCCAAGCGCATCGCCATCGAGACCGAGCTGGGGCAGCTGGGCGACGAGCTGGCTGGTGGCGACCCTGCGGCAGCTCAGCTGGGCCAGCGCATCAAGGACGGGATGCGTGGCTACTCCGGTCTGTCCGGCTCCCTGGGCGGCACGGGCTGGAACGCCGAGCAGCACCTGGGCCGTCGCTCCACCGCGCCCTACCAGTTCTCCGAGCCTGCCTACCAGGCGGGGGCGGACAAGGACATGGTGCAGCGCGAGCTGACCAAGCAGTACAACCGGGTGCGTCCGGTCCTCCAGGAGGTGCAGGGCGTCACCGACTCCGAGCGTGCAGCCACCGCTGCCGCTTCGCTGGGCCTGGTGGCGCAGAACCTGCGCTCGAACTCGCTGGTGGACGCGCAGACGAACATCGCCCAGGCGGGCCGTGCGCTCGGCTGGAACGACTCCTACACCGACGCCAAGCAGCGCCAGCTCACCAACGCCTACTCCGACGACGGCCTGCGCGACTCCCTGGTCCGTCAGTACTCCGAGGCAGCCGAGGGGCTGGAGCGCATCCGCGCGCTCCAGAGCAACCAGATCCAGCGGCAGGACGCGCCCACCGCAGGGAAGATGCTGCGTGACCCTGACCCGGTGGCGGCCCGCCAGGCACAGGCTCCGCAGCTTCCGCAGCAGGCGCAGACCAAGCCCGCGCGTGCGCTGCTGGAGAGCGGGGAGCAGAGCGACATCGAGATGGCCTCGACGATGCTCCACTCCATCGAGCAGAAGATGCGCCGGGACGAGGGGTACACCGTGGGCGAGGACCTCAAGCAGGTCCGCAACCTGGTGAAGCAGGGCAAGTTCGCTGAGGCCAAGCAGCTGGCCGAGGACGTGGGCTCTGACGACCCGATGGACCGCGCCTCGCTGAAGGCGATCTTCGGGTCGAGCCCGGCCTGGGACTAGGGTGTGATCCGTGAGCGAGACGACAGAGGTCATCTCCGCTGACGAGTTCACTCCCTACGAGCAGCAGCTCGCGGAGCGCATCTCGGCAGCTGGTCGGCGCAGCAGCAACCTGGACGAGGTGGCCCTCGCTCTGGGTGGCGCGTTCCTGCTGTACCGGACGTTCGTGCGCCGTCGGCTCAAGGAGGAGACCCGCGAGAACCTCCCCGCCCCGGAGGCGCTCCAGGAGCTGGCCACCCGCATCTTCCGGCTGTACGTGCCGAAGTTCGTCGCGGTGGCCGCTCCTGCGCTGATGGCCGGGTACTACATCGGGCTGCGCGAGGCGGGCACCACTCGCCCCAGCGACGCATGGGTGGCGGACAGCGCGAACTCCTACGCCAACTCCCTGGGCACCAGCATCCACAACGTCAGCACCCAGGCGCTCATCCAGGGCGTCCAGGCGCAGATCAACCGGCGCGTGGCTACGCGTGTCGCCATCGACCGCACCATCGATGCGTTCGGGGTGACCCCGCGCACGATGAAGTCGCTGGTGAACATCTGGCTGGCCCCGCCCCCGGAGAAGGCCGGGCTCACCTCCCAGAAGCGCCCGAACGTGATCGCGGATCGCGTCGACTACCTGCTCGCGCGAGCGATCCAGGAGCGTGCGGCCACTATCGGTGACACCGAGGCGCACCTGTCCTCCAACGCCGCCAAGGCGCTGTACTGGAGCTACCAGGCCCACCGCGGGGAGATCAGCCCGCTCCAGGAGAAGGAGTGGATCACCGCCGACGACGAGCGGGTGTGCCCGACCTGCGGGCCGATGCACCACCGCCGTGTCCTGGTGAACGAGCTCTTCACCCTGCCGGACGGGAGCAAGATCCTGGCTCCGTCCTCGCACCCGCGCTGCCGCTGCCGGGTGGTGCTGGTGATGTCCGAGCAGGCTCGCCTGGACTCGTACAACACCAAGGACCGCTTCGCCCTGGCCAAGTCCGCCTTCGGGGTCGTGCACAAGGCCGTGGGCGGGGACCCGTTCGACCGGGACCGCAACGGGCGCTTCGCCACCAGCGAGTCCCGCAACTCCAAGCCTCGGCTCAAGCCGGTGGCCCGCGCGCGGTACAAGGAGCCCGAGGTCGACTTCTCCGACCCCCGGGTGTCCGCCATCCTCAACCAGGCGGCCGACATGCTCAAGACGCCGGAGCCCATCCGCGCGGGCGAAGCAAGGATCAAGGCTGGAGAGCCGAGAATCAAGGCTGGGGGCCGGATCAAGGCCGGGGAGAAGATCTCCGCGGGCGGCAAGATCACGGCCGGTGGCGTGGCCCAGGAGAAGATCGAGCTCGCGCCGATCAAGCTCTCGAACAAGCTCGCGCTGGAGAAGGTGCGCGCCAAGGCGGCAGACATCCGAGTCAGCGGTCCGGCCGAGGACTTCGACGAGGACAACTTCGCCTCCGAGTCCGACGTCTGGATCAACAGCCCGAACGGCGAGCCGATCTACGCCGTCCTCGGCCCGGACGACTGGGGCGACGGGGATACCGTCATGACGGACGAGTTCACGCCGTTCTACACCGTGGCCAAGGGCATGGCTCACCAGGCGCTCCAGCAGGCGGTCATCGACCACTGGGACGCATTCCTGCACCCGGATAACATCCACGACGAGTTCCAGTCCATGTCTCATCACGAGGAGAGCATCGGGGAGAATGTCGTCTCCTACATCCAGGGCGACATGCGGCTGCATGTGACTGTCGATGCTTTCGAGGTCGCTCTGGTGGAGTCGGCGCACGGTCTGACCCGTCGTGAGTCCGAGGACGTGCTGATCCACGCTGAGCAGGAGGGGCCGGACGGGTGGACCTTCGCGGAGATCTCCGTGCCTGCGTACGACGTGGCGCAGAACCTCGGTCTGCACCTGCTGGTCAGCGATAACACCCCGGTCATCGCGCGTGCCAACAAGATCAACGCGACGCACTACGACGAGCACGCCTGGGGACGGATGCTCACCAACCCGGGCAAGTGGAAGGTGCTCTCCTCGGACATCGGCTCTGTCTCGGAGTGGGCCAGCAGAGACCAGAGGATCCCGCTGCCGTACCACATGTACGACATCGACCCCCTGGACCTCTACCCGGACTAGGGGGTCACCGGCTGGCAGATAGCCGCTGGCTGACGGGAGAAGACACCGAACTGCTCGTTGGCGACGGAGAGCCAGACGAAGCGAACCTCGTAGCCTTCGGGGCAGGTCGGACCAGCCGGACCGACAGGGCCAGCCGGACCCGCAGCGCCAGTGTCGCCCTTCGGACCAGCAGGCCCAGCGGGACCAGCAGGTCCCTGCGGACCTTGCTCCCCTTGAGGTCCCTGCGGGCCAGTAGAACCAGGCTCACCATCAGCACCGTCGGCCCCAGCAGGACCTGCACTACCTGTAGCGCCTGTTGCACCGGTCTCTCCCTTCGCTCCGGGAGTTCCCGGAGCCCCTGGGTCGCCTTGCGGTCCGCGCTCGCCTCGTGGCCCCTGCGCACCAGTCGCACCCTGGGGTCCGGCCTGTGCCTCTACTTCATCCTGCACCTCATCCGGGGACGGCGCATCTACGTCACCGTCACCCGATGCCTCGCGGTACAGGGCTTCGTACTTGGCGAGCAGGTCTGCCACGACCTGTTCGTTGGACTCGATGTCCGCTCGTTGCTGGTCCAGGCGGTGCTGTTGTGTGGTGGCCAGCTGGAGGAGCCAGACGAAGATCCCCAGCATGGAGGCGATGAGCAGGATGAGGATGGCATGCCAGATGGTGAAGCGGCGGGGCGTGTACGTCGTCACGCCATCGGGATCCTCTTCCAGAACCCCTGCCTTGCGACCGAACATCTCAGACCAGCTCCAGGATCTTGGGGATGATCACCCCAGCTGCTACGAGGAGGATGCCCACCCAGATTCGCAGCCGTGTGTCGCGCTGCTGGTCTTCGAGCTTCTCCCGCTTGGCCGCCTCTGCCTTGATCTTGGTGTCGGCGTCCGTCTCCACCTTCTCGATCTCCGTGATGAGGCGCTTCTCCATCGCGTCCATCTTGGCTGCCTGCTTCGCCATCTCTCCAGCGGCCGTCGTGCGAGCGTCGGAGATCTGTCGCTCTTGCTCTGTGAAGCGTCGGTCGGTTCCCTGCTGCCAAGCCTGGAACTCGTCCTTGGTCACCATCCGAGCCTCGACGCGTTCCTGACTCTGACGGATCTGATCCATCGTGCGCAGGAGTTCCCACGCAGTCGGAGTCCTTCCGGCTTCGTCAGTCACAACTTCTCCGCCCTGCTTGATGCCCTGACCAGTGGGACCGTTTCATGATCCCGACTTGAGTGTATGGAGACCCGGAAGAGGGTCTGGCGCGCATCTGCATGATGTAGCCATGGGACAGCTGCGACGCATCGAGCACGATGAGTTCATGGCGGTCGCCAAGGCCCTGTACGGGGAAGGGGCCTGGGAGATCGTCAAGTCTCGCGAGCCCAAGAAGAAGAAGGAGTCCGGCCTGTCCAACACGGACAAGGGCCTGGTCGCCGCCAACGCTGCCTCTGCCGGGCTGGGTGCAATGACGCTCCCGGCCCTCGCCCGTGACGTCCGATCCAAGGCTGGTCGGACCCGTAGACCCGGCACCAGCCTGGTCAGGCCCAAGCCCCAGGGGCGCGTTCTGCGCGCGCTGAAGAGCCCGAAGGCCGCAGTGCCCCTGGCTGGTGCCGCGCTCGCCGGACAGGTGTTCAACGTCTCCGCTGACGCCGCGTCCACGAAGTCCATCGCGGACAAGCGCAAGAAGCCCGTCGCCAAGAAGGACGAGCTCGACCCTCGCCGCAAGGTGCAGCTCAAGGCGCTCTCCCACGCAGAGACCGCTGCTCGCAAGCTGCCGAAGCCGATGATCACGGCCTCGCGAGGGTCGGGCTCGTTCAAGGTCGAGGCCCGCGTGTCCAAGGCACTGGAGGACAAGCGCCAGGTCTACGGCTGGGCCTCCATCACCGAGGTGGACGGCAAGCCCGTGGTCGACCTCCAGGGTGACTACGTGACCATCGAGGAGATCGAGAAGGCGGCGCACGCCTACATCTCCAAGTCCCGCAAGGGTGGCGACATGCACCTGCGCGATGGCGAAGGCCCCAAGCACGTCGCGGATCTCATCGAGTCCGTGGTGATCACGCCGGAGAAGAAGGAGGCCCTCGGCCTCCCGGCGAACTCTCCCACCGGGTGGTGGGTCGGCTTCCAGGTCCACGACGACGCGACCTGGGACCTCGTGAAGAAGGGCGACCGCCCGATGTTCTCGATCCACGGATCGGGTCGACGACAGGAAGTGGAGATCGAGGCATGATCAGCGCATTCGGTGTGGACCACGGCGAGACCGTGAGCAAGGCCGACAACAAGAAGTTCAACCGCACCGAGAAGATCGGCGGCGCGCTCAACGCGGGCCTAGCTCCGGTCGGCTCCATCTACGCGGGCTCCAAGGCCAAGGACGGCAAGAAGGCCAAGGTCGGCCTGAAGGCCCTGGGACGCGGCGTCGCGGAGGGCGCAGGTGGCTCGCTCATCGGCGGAACTGCCGCAGCGCTCGCCACGCGTGGGCGCAGCGCCGGAGCGCAGATGGCCGGTAGCTCCATCGGTGCCGGGGTTGGTACCGCCCACGGAACGATGGCCTCGATGCGCAACTCTCGCAAGCTCGGGTACATGAAGAAGGGCAACCGCTGACCCATGGCCACCTGGAGCGACAAGCAGCTCGCCCAGCACAAGCGTGCTCAGGGCTACCTCAGCACCGCTGGGGCCACCCTGGGTGTCGCTGCGCTCGGAGCCGCTGGTCTGAAGTCCAAGGGTGCGCAGAAGCTCGGCACCAAGCTCGTGCGGGTCGCGCACAACCGCGGTGCATCCCTGCGCACCACGGGCAAGGCCAAGCGCATCGCCGGGAAGGCTGCTGGGTCGGCCGGTGGCCTCACGACCGCATCCGCTGGCGTCGGTGGCGTCGGCGGGTTCAACTTCGCCGCGATCCAGTCGCAGGAGTCCAGGAAGGCACGCGTGAAGAAGATGGACACCAACCCCTTCGCTGAGGAAGTCTCCAAGCTGAGCGACCGCGCCAAGGACAACCTCATCGGCGCGAAGGTGAAGCGCGGCGAGCGGATCGCGGCGACGAAGACCAACGCCAAGCACACCCTGGCAGGTGCGTACGGTGGCGCTGCTGCTGGCGCTCTCGGTGGCGCAGCTCTCCTGGGTGGTGCCGTCGCAGCCTCGCGCGGCAAGACGCACCTCAGCGCGTTCCGCGCTGCGAGCAAGGGTGCCAAGGCTCGTCAGATCACCACAGGCGGCAAGGGTCGCGGGGCTGGCCTGCCGGGCGGCGGTCGCTACGCGCTGCGCGCCACCAAGGATGCACTGGGCAGCCGGAACACGCGACGTGCGGCTGGCGCTGGCGCGCTCGCTGGTGGCTACACGGGTGGTCTCGCTGGACATGCAGTGGGTGTCGACCGTGCCAACCGGGAGAACCGCGCCGCTGGTCGCTACGAGCCCCGCAAGGTCAAGAAGTCGGTGGAGGTCTCCAAGGTCGTGCGCGTGAGTGCGTTCGGCCGGGCGGCCCAGGGCGTGAAGCCTCCGAAGACCCCGGGCAAGCCGCTGACGCGCTTCGGCACGCGCGGCACCAACCCGATCCCGACGTTCCAGCGTCCGCCGAGCACCAAGTTCACGATGCGCCCTTCCGGCCCTGCCACGCGGGGCTCGCAGTCGCGTCTGGCCAACCGTGGCCGCAACCAGATCGGTGGTGGCGCTGCGAGCGGCGGCGGGCTCACGCTTCGGCCTGCGAGCGGCAACCGGACCATGACCGCGACGGCTGGCACTGCTGCTGGCAGGGACAACCGTCGTCGCAACATGGCGCTGGCGGGTGGCGCGGCTGGTCTGGCTGCGGGCGCTGCTGGCGGTGCGACGTACAACAGCCGCAAGAAGAAGCAGGCGGTGGGCAAGAACTTCGAGGCGTTCGCCAAGGCCAAGGACTGGCGCAACATCGAGGAGCACAAGGCCGAGATCAAGCGCGCCAACCGCACCAAGCGAAAGGCGAACGCGACCATCGCGGCGGGCATCGGTGGCATCGCGGCAGGCACGGCCCTGTCGAAGCCTGGTGACTTCTCCTCGGCTGCCAGCGCGGTACGGGCGACTTCGCGTGGCAACCGCGCTGTGGGCAACGGTCTCAAGCAGTCGGCCAAGAACCACGCTCGTGTCGGTGGAGCCATCCTGCGCCGCAAGCCTGGTGTCGCCCTGGCGGGTGCTGGTGTCGCTGCGGTGGGTACTGGCGCTGGCGTGCAGTCCTACGCCAACCACAAGCGCAACACCCACGAGCGCGCGATCTCTCGCCAGCGCAAGCAGCGTGCTGGTGTCACGAAGTCCTTCGAGGCGTTCGCCAAGGCGTACGACCCCGAGCGCTCGCGACAGAAGCGCCTGGAGGGCTACTCCGCTGGCGCGTACATCGCAGGCGGTGCCGCGGGTGCGGCTGGGGCCACCAGGCTCAAGCGCGCTGGCAGCAACCTCCGCACCGGGCTGAAGTCCGGAGCGGTGACGACGAAGCAGCTCAAGGCCATCGGTGCCCACGGCGGTAAGGGCGCTGCCCTGGTCGCTGGTGGCGTCGGGGCAGTCGTGGGAGGCAAGAAGATCGCTGACCACAAGAAGACCCGGGGCCGCTCTTACAAGGCTCTTCCGCTTTCGTGACCAAGAGGGTGTTGCGCCCCTCATGACACTAGTAGCGAGGTAGTGAGATGGCCCGCAAGGTCAAGGAACTGCGCGACCTGGAGATCGATGAGATCTCTCTGGTCGACAAGGGTGCCAACCAGCACGCACGGACTGTCATCGCCAAGCGGCATGACGAGGAGGACATGATGGACGAGTACTTCGACGCGGAGGGCAACCCCGTCGACGTCGCCTCGCTGGAGCTGGGCGATGTGGTCTACGACGCGGACGGCGAGGCGTTCGAGCTCGCCGCCGAGGACGAGGAGGTGCAGGAGCAGGAGCTCGCGACGGTCGGCAAGCGTGCTGACGACGAGAACCCGTTCCGCACCCAGGTCGCCAAGAACCACGAGACGACCTCGGTCGCGTCCCTTCGCGAGGAGCTCTCCAAGGCCCTCACGGACAAGGAGCGCGACGAGGTGATCTCGAAGGCGTTCGACAAGGTGGCCGAGTACGAGCGGGTCGCCAAGAGCGCCGCGGAGACCGCGGAGGCCGAGCGTCAGCTCCGCCTGGACCGCGAGTACACCGAGGTCGCGAAGAACTTCAACGTGGGCATCGACCCGGAGGTTCTCGGCCCGGTCCTCAAGCGCTGCGCCGAGACGCTCAGCCACGAGGACTGCGAGGTCATCGCCAAGGCGCTCGCTGTGGGCTCCGAGGCGACCGGCCAGCTCTTCGAGGAGATCGGCAAGCGTGGCGGTGGCGCGAACAGCGACATCTTCGCCGCGGTCGAGGACCACATCGAGGGTCTGGTCTCCAAGGGTGACGGCTCGCGCGAGGAGCTGATCTCCAAGACCTTCGAGGACAACCCCGCCGCGTACGACGAGTACCTGGCCGAGCAGACCGCTCGCTGAGAGACAGAGGAGGAAGAAGATGGCCTACGAGGAGAGCCTCCGGTCTGTCTCGCTCGACGCGGACAGCTCGCTGGCGACCTACACCGGGGTCCCGAGCGTCCCCGGCTCCGCCAACCCGAACTACGGCAAGCAGTACCGCTTCGTGAAGATCACTGGCCGTCACCAGGTCGGGCAGGTCACGGCGAACACGGACCTCGCGGTCGGTGTTCTCCAGAACAAGCCCCAGACCACCGGTCAGGCTGCGACGGTCGCGATCCGTGGCATCTCGAACGTGATGGCTGGTGCGGCCATCACGCCGGGGCAGGAGGTCTCGGCCGACACGAACGGTCGGGCCGTTCCCAAGCCTGGCACCGGTACGCCGGTCGTCCTGGGTATCGCCATCACCGCAGCATCGGGGGCCGACGAGCTCGTCAGCGTCCTCCTGCGGGTCAACTGAGAGAGGATCTGAGCAATGCCGAACCCCACTCAGGCTGATCTGCACGTCAACGTTCCGCTGACGAACGTGAGCGTCGCCTACATCCAGAAGGCCGACGCGTTCATCGCCACCAAGGTCTTCCCCAAGGTGGCCGTGCAGAAGCAGTCGGATCTGTACTGGAAGTACTCCAAGAGCGACTGGCGTCGTACTGACGTCGAGCGTCGCGCGCCTGCCACCGAGTCCCCCGGTGTCGGCTGGAACATGGACACGGACAGCTACTTCGCTCACGTGTACGCGGTCCACAAGGACATCGACGACCAGGTGCGGGCGAACGCCGACTCGACGTTCAAGCTCGACTCCGAGGCGACGCAGTTCATCACGAACCAGCTCCTGCTGAAGCGTGACATCGACTGGGTGGCGCGCTACTTCAAGACCGGCGTGTGGGGCACGGACCTCACGGGTGTCGCGTCTGGCCCGACGTCCAACCAGTTCGTCCAGTGGAACAACGCGAGCTCTGACCCGATCAAGCTCTTCGCGGACCTCCAGACGACGTTCATCCAGCAGACCGGCTTCAAGGCCAACACGCTGGTGCTCGGCGCGCACGTGATCAACGCGCTCAAGAACCACCCGGCCATCATCGACCGCATCAAGTACACCCAGCGCGGCATCGTCACCGAGGACCTCATCGCGACGCTCCTCGACGTCGAGCGCGTGCTGGTGTCGTACGCGACGCGTGCGACCGGCCCGCAGATCCCGGACGCCAAGGCGCAGGACGCCGCGGCCTCGTTCGGCTTCATCGCGGACTCGAAGTCGGCGCTCCTGTGCTACACGCCGAGCAGCCCCGGCCTCATGCAGCCCGCCGCGGGCTACACCTTCACCTGGAACGGCTACCTCGGTGGCAACGGCCAGGGCCTGCGTGTGAAGCGCTTCCGCATGGAGCACATCGCCGCGGACCGCGTGGAGGCGGAGATGACCTACGACATGAAGGTCGTCGGGTCGGACCTCGGGGTGTTCCTGAGCAACGCTGTGGCCTGATCGCAGCAAGCCCACGCAGAGGGGTCGGGGTCAACTGGCCTCGACCCCTCTCGGCTTGAAGGAGAGAGATGAGCATCAAGTACCTCGCAGGCCGCACGTTCGACGTGGGCGAGGACACCGTGGAGCCCGGCGACGAGCTGACCAAGGCGCAGGTGGAGTCGATCCCCTGGCTGGAGTCGTTCATCAGCGCGGGCTACATCTACGCCGTGACGCCGGACAAGGGGTACGACACGCTGCCCCCGCACGTGTTCAACGCCGTGCAGACCAAGGCTGAGGCCATCGCCGCCATCGAGGCGGGCAAGGACGGAACCACCATCACCGAGGTGTCCGCTGCTTCCCAGGAGGCAGTGAACAGCGACGAGCAGTCGAAGCTCGCCGCGCGGCAGCGTGAGGCCGACGAGGAGTTCGCTCGTCGTCGTAACCGCGTCGCCGCACCCACCAAGCAGGAGAAGGAGGATGCCGTGAACGTGGACGAGCCCGCGGGTGAGAACCCGGAGGTCGTGACGGGAGAGCCCACCTCGCCCTCGAACACCGAGGAGATCGACAGCTTCGACCCCGGCGACCACACGGTCGATGAGGTCAAGGCGTACATCGAGGAGCACCCGGACCGCAAGGATGACGTGCTGGCCGCCGAGAAGGACGGCAAGGCGCGCAAGGGCATCCTGGAGCTCTGATGGTCTTCACGTACGACGGTGCCCCCGGCGCGACGCCGGTCGACACGATCCGCTTCCTCACGGGGGACACGGACGAGTCGGAGTACTTCCTGGAGGACGCTGAGATCAACTGGCTGTACCAGGAGTGGATCGCCAAGGGCACGCCGTACTACGTCGCTGCGATGGCGTGCGATGCCATCTCCGCCAAGCTGGCTCGCGAGGTGACCATCAACTCTGACGGTCAGACGCTCTCCCTGGACCAGCTCCAGGAGAAGTACTCGCGCCTGTCGCAGCAGCTGCGTGAGCAGCATGAGGACGCGCTTGTCGGCGGCTCTTCACTCTATGCGGGCGGCATGGAAGCCGACAAGCGTCTGTATCCGGACGTGGCTCCGCTGGCGTTCGGCACCCGGATGCACGACAACCCGGAGGCCGGTCGACAGGACTACGGAGACACCTCCGATCTGCTGGACTCCTGGCAGAGCGGGCAGTGGGGTGAGGCGGTCCCGTGACGCGCATCTCGCCCTTCGCTCGTGCGTACCTGCGTGGCCGGGCCACGGAGCTGATGACGGACTCCTGTGTCATCACGCGCCCTGGCCCGGTCCACGTGGAGTACGACCCCGTGACCCGCAAGACCACCACCGTCAACGGCACCGAGGTCTACAACGGCCGCTGTCGTCTGTGGGAGGTTCGTGGCGGAGGTCGCACGGAGATCAACGGTCAGACGTTCTCCGTCGCCCAGACCTACCTGTCGATCCCCTACGACGCGGAGATGACCGAGCCCAACGACGTCGTGACGATCACCGGCTCGGACGACCCCAAGCTCGTGGGCCGCTCGCTGCTCGTGCTGAGCACCACTCGGGGTGGCGGACTGCGTGGCTCGCGCGTCATGTCCGTGCGCTTCACCGACTTCGAGGGAGAGGACAAGTGACCCAGGACGCAGCGGTCCTCGACCTGGTGAACCTGGAGAAGGATCTGCGCGCTGCCGCGAACAACGCCCAGACCACGGTCAACGATCTGCTGATGGAGATCGCCACCAAGATCGAGACCGAGATGAAG